CTATCTATGGGCCATCTATTGGTATCTCAGAGGAGATCCACAAGATGAAGTACCGCTCAGTGGGCGAGACCTTCAAGGAGGCAATGACCCGCGTAGCTGATGCACTTAAAGACGGAGAGGAGCACTTCGAGGCCTTCCGTGGCATCCTTTACAACATGCGCTTCCTACCAGCTGGGCGTGTCCAGAGTGCTATGGGTGCTCCCCGGCGAGTGACACCCTACAACTGCTTTGTGTCTATGACCATCGAAGACAGTATGCACGGAATCATGGAAGCAGCAGCAAACGCAGCAAAGACCATGCAGCTAGGTGGTGGCATTGGGTATGACTTCAGCACCCTGCGTCCACATGGCTCCCTCATCCGTTCCCTCGACAGTAAAAGCTCAGGCCCTATGAGTTTCATGGGCATCTTTGATGCTGTGTGTAAGACTATTGCCTCAGCAGGTCACAGGCGTGGAGCACAGATGGCCGTGCTGCGTGTGGACCACCCCGACATCGAGACATTCATTCGAGCTAAGAACAACAGCACTGAGCTTACACAGTTCAACATGAGTGTGGGTGTGACCGATGAGTTCATGCAGGCAGTCAAGGATGACGCAGACTTTGACTTGGTGTTCGAGGGGCAGGTCTATCGTACTGTGAGTGCCAGCGCTCTGTGGGATGACATCTTGCGCTCGACTTGGGACTGGGCAGAACCCGGCATCCTCTTCATCGACCGTATTAACAACAAGAACAACCTGCACTATTGTGAGACCATTGCAGCCACCAACCCCTGCGGTGAACAGCCGTTGCCACCCAATGGCGCATGTCTCCTTGGTAGCTTTAATCTCGTAAAGTACGTCAAGCACAACGGCATCCAGAGTGGCGACACAGCAACCTTCGACTATGAGAAGCTAAAGGCTGACATCCCGCATGTAGTCCGTGCTATGGATAACGTGGTGGACCGTGCAGTCTACCCACTTCCAGCACAGGAGAAGGAAGCCAAAGACAAGCGCCGCATGGGGCTGGGTGTCACTGGTGTAGCTAATGCCATTGAGGCGCTGGGCTTCCCGTATGGCTCACCTGAGTTCATGGACACCATGGAAGAGATCATGCGTACCATCCGTGACGGTTGCTACCGTGCGTCTATTGATCTGGCCAAAGAGAAGGGCCCATTCCCACTGTATAGCCACAAGTTCCTAGACAGCGGCTTTGCTGAGACGTTGCCCGGCGACATACGCAATGACATTGGTGAGTATGGCATACGCAACAGCCACCTCCTCAGTGTAGCACCAACAGGAACAATCAGTCTTTCAGCAGACAACGTATCCTCTGGCATCGAGCCAGTGTTCTCGCACTACTATGACCGCACCATCCAGACCTTCGATGGTCCACGGGTAGAGCGGGTAGAAGACTATGGTGTCCGTGAGTTTGGTGTCAAAGGTATGGCAGCAGATGCGCTATCGGTGTTTGACCATGTTCGTGTGCTCAACCTTGCGTCCAAGTATGTCGATAGTGCTTGTAGTAAGACCTGTAATGTCGGGGATGATGTCACTTGGGAACAGTTCAAGGATGTCTACATGCAAGCCTATGACGGGGGCTCCTCTGGATGCACCACGTTTAGGGCCAGCGGTAAGCGCTTTGGTATTCTTAATGCCTCTACAAGCGAGGACGCAGCTATTGAGACTGTGGTAGAACCAGATGCTTTCGTGGATGAGAAGGAAGGTGGCGCTTGCTACCACGATCCAGCCACTGGCCTGCGTACCTGTGAGTAAACTAGAGAGGCCCTTCGGGGCCTCTTTGACCAACTAAAGACAGGAGAACTGAATGTTCACTGTAGAGTTCGAGCAAGACCACACAAAGATAGTAACAGTTGACCAGAGTGGCGCACACGAAGACGTAGAGATGTTCCTAGAAGAAGACGGGACTGTGTATATACGCCAGTTCGCTGAAGAGTTCGGTGAGTACCAATTGCTCATCATCTCCCACTACCAACTGATAGACTTGGTGGCTTCCATAGATGCACCAGAGGGTGCCCACCTAGCAAAGATTGGAGACATTAATGATTTACCCAAGGATTAAGGTAGACAAGAACAGATGGCACAGCTGGTTTGCTTGGTATCCCATCAAGTACGGCATCCACTGGGTGTGGTTGCAGAGGGTACAGAGGCGCTGGTGTGACCACCCAGTCCTAATGTCTTGGGACTACAGTGTGCCAACCATAGATGACATGGATAACAACATCGACTGGGACAAACTATTGTGAAGTGGTGGCGCGGGGGCGGTTCCGTCTAGCAGCTCCTACTCCGCCGCGCCGTTGTTACCGGAGTAACCTATATCCACATAGCACTTTAAAGTGCAATTTACAAGGTCTGCCAAAAAACACTGATCGGGACTGAAGTTTGGTCCTGACCAGTGCTAAGTTAGTTCGCCGTTACTTCATACGGAGCATTATGGCGAACAACAATCCAACTATTATTAGATCGCTTATTGGGAGTGCTATTCCATTGAACATGGGACCACCTTCCTTTCTTCAAGCTGACAGGAGTTGGCCTGCCAGTATTCTGTCGATCAGTGTTTTTTGACTTTAGGATAACCAGCCGTGTATCTTGGTTGTCTGGTTCATTCGGTCCTTTAGGCCATGGTATCCACCATTGACCCGCCTTGTAATCTTACGGACTACCTCGTCACTCACTCCCTTGATGGCAGTGCGGAACAAGAAGTTAGTCTTGAAGTACCAAAGGGCTGTCTCGAATGCGTACTCGTTTGCACAGAGGTCGGGGTCATCCATTACATCTGGTAGGCGCATGTCTGAGGCAAACAGTCTGTAATTGTCACGGCCAGTCAGCTGGAGATAGCCCCTGCCCCGCCATAGGTAGCCTTCTCCAAGGTTGCCCATGCGGCCACCATACACCTTGTCGGCTAGTGCCTTTGGGTTCTTAGCGTAGGGCTCTGCGTCTTCTACAGTGTCAAAGCGTGTAGGCCACACAGCTTGGATGCGCTCTGGTGTGCTGTAGTAGAGGGACTCCGTTGTCTTCTTAAATCCACCAGACTCGTGGTGGGCTTGTCCAAGTAGGTGTGCTGCTTCTAGAGCAGATAGTTCGTAGTGCTTGGCTATAGCCCTCGCTGTGTTGGGGCCAAAGGAACCATCTGCATCAACACCAACCTTCTCTTGGAGGGTCTTCATTGCTTCTGTCACTTGCTTACTCCTTTAGTGCGCTCGAATGTACGCAGTGTGCCTAAGCCAAGGAGGCCCATGAGCACGGGCATCATGGTTGCTGTGTCCACCTGTGGCACGTTGATGTCCCATGGTGTCAGCAGTGGTGAGATCATAAAGTTGATGGCCATGCCCATGACACACACCCAAGCAGTCGCTGGTCGCCAAGAGGACTGGAACCAGTTGCCCTTAGCTTCCTCTTTGTTGACTGCGAGTTGCGCGAGTGCCAGCTCCTGACCATGGCGCTCTGCCATAGTGCTTATCTCGTGGGCTAGAGCTGCCTTCTGGTCTTTGTCTTCCACGAACTTATCGAGAAGACCTGTGACTGGTCCAATTAGTTGTGCTATCATTTCTCGTGTCCTAACCAAAACATAAAGGATGAACTCATGGCACCTGTGACGGTTGCAGTGAGTGCAGTTGCCTGAGAGGTCATTGCTTCGGGGGACAGTTCCATGAACCAGTGCAACACTTGTATATACATGATCGTCATCACGAGCATCATTAGGCGGGGCATTAGCTTCCAAGCCAACACCCGCTCCATTGCGATTGTCATATTGTTTATTCCTTGTCAGAACTTGATGAAGCCAAGGTGCCAAAGGTAGCCACCACCAGAGCCCAAACACAGCAGAAGAAAGCCAATGATCAGGAGAGCACTAAGTACATTCTCCCTCATCTCTTCTGCTTTAATCAAAGCTAAACGCTGGTCTTCTTTGCGCTCCATGCGTATCTCACGCCTGATAGACTGGAGCTGTTTGTAGGCGCTGATGCCTCGGGTATTAGTGATTAGTTCACGCAATTGCTCTTCAGCATCAGCTGCCTTCTGCTTGTCGAGGAAGGTGTTTAGTGCTTCTTCGTTGGCACTAGCAAAGATCGAGGACTTCTTCTTTTGATGCTTCTGGTTTGCACCGTCTACTGCATCGAAGAACGCAGTTATTTCTTTGGTCATTGAGTAGAGCTGTTTACCAGCAGTTATGCCGCCCTTGACTGCTGCAAAGGCGGTTAGAGGATCAACCATAGCCGCCCCTTTCTTCTTTAGTCAGCAGCCATCTTCTCGACAGCGCCTCGGATGTGCTCGATGTTGGTGTCTATGCGAGCCATGGCTACAGCTTGGGACTGCACCATCACCTCGACTTTGTTCACACGCTCACTAAAGTTCATGAGCTTCTCAGTGTTGCTCTGGATGTCTGCCATCATCATTGAGACTGTCCAGACGATTGCGGCTGCTTGTGTGATTAGACCCAAAAGCAAGGTGGCGGGGACACTTTTGGATATGTGCCAACCGTCTTCTTTTACCGTCATTTTCCAGTGGTAGTGTTGTTTGTAGTCGTATTAGTAGTTGTGCTTGTTACTACTTCTGGTTTGACAATAGTCACCCCTGCTATAGCTTCCATTGTTGCATTAGTATCAACGGCAACCGCTGTATTGTTATTGCTATTTACGATTGCAACGTCTTTGTTGTTGTAGGACTGTGTACGAGTAACCAAACCACTCACAGCAATGCCAGCGGCCTGCACCGTAGAAGGCACAATAACACTGGCCCATGCTAATGCAGTATCACCTCCAGAGCGGGGGGCAGTATGGTTAGTCTTACCTTGGTTTTGCATCATCATGGCGGCAGCTACAGCGCCCGTATCGCCTTGTCGTGCAATTTCTTGTATTGCTTCCATGCGGGCTTTCTCAGTTTCGGCAACAGCCAGTTGATAGTCGTAGTTCATAACCACGTCATGCTTTGTAGAGCAAGCTGTAAGAGCTAGAGCAAATATTAATAGAAGATGCTTCATTAGACTTCCTCCTCTATGGCTTAATCGGCCAAGCGTCTTCGATGTAAGGCCAATCCTCATGGTCTGTAATATCACGCAAAGCCTGACGATAGGATGTCATCTCCGCATTCATAGTTACATCAGTAAGCGCGAAATAATCCGTTTGAGCCAAAAGCTGATTGCGGTGCGCCCTCTGACTTGAATTGGCCCTATCTTCAGGTACTTTCTTTATAGTCCATGCTTGCTGCCAAGTCCCATTAACATTTTTAACGGATTGAGAAAGTGAGTGCGTTCTGTTGTTAAAAGTTGGCGGGGTTGTGGGTGTAACCTTATAAACACCATATTCCTGCAAGGTATTTTCTGGGATCACCTTTGGGAAACTTGTATTTGAGTTTTCACGGCACAGTTCACCTATCGTGTAGGGGAATTTACTAACTTTATCGCTTTTAGTTTTTACAAACATTTTTCTTGCTCCGTTTAGTTTAGGCTATATGTCCAGATGCTTTTTGAATTACCTCCACACATATACATTTTTGTGCCGTCTGCCTTAAAGGATAAACCTTGTGGCGCCTGGTCCTGAAGGAAGATGCTAAAACCTTGGATATACTCATATGTAGATAAATCCCAAGCGGTACTTAGGGTGTATTCGTTAATAAAACGGCCAGTCATGTCAGTGGTAAAAACTTTTAAGCCGTCTTCGTTAATAAATACATCGGTAGGACTTGCTCCCTCCGTAACAAGAGAACCGTCAGACGGTCCGTCCCAAGAGGCTGTAGAAAGATCCCAAGCGGTACTTAAATTAAATCTTACCACTCGCCGCGCGCTGCCGCTGGCGTCTATAGCATACATTTTCGTACCATCTTGGCTAAATTCGAGACCTCTACTAAAGTCAATAATACTTAAGGTGCTAAAAGTTACAGAGAAAGAAGCTGTAGAAAGATCCCAAGCGGTACTAAGGTTGTATTCACTGACACTCTTTTTGCCGTAACCAGAGACATACATCTTAGTACCGTCTGATTTAAAGGCTAAGCCAGTCGAGGAAGTTTGTTTAGCGAATACACTAAAGTTCTGAACATAAGAAGCTGTAGAAACATCCCAAGCCGTGCTTAAATTGTACTCGTTAACGTCATCTCCGTTTTGTCCCAAGACATACATTTTACTGCCGTCTGTCTTGAACGCAAGTGAATGCGGGTCAGTCTCTTGAGTCGAGACTCCAAAATGCTGAGGGGAAGCGGCTGTAGAAACGTCCCAAGCTGTACTTAGGCTGTATTCAAGAACGGAATCTGAACCTCGGTCTGTTAAATACATCTTAGTGCCATCTGGCTTGAATTTTATGTCTTGTGGCTGTGACGAGTCAGATGAGGCACTAAAGGTTTGATAATAAGAGGCTGTAGTTATATCCCAAGCCGTGCTTAAATTGTATTCAAAGACGGCATCATTAGTCTGGCCTACTACATACATCTTGGTGCCATCCACCTTAAACGTCACCCCTGTAGCACTGGTGTCTTGAGAGCCTATACCAAAAAAACCATATGACGAAATGGAAGCTGTCGATATGTCCCAAGCTGTACTTAATGTGTAGGCCCAAACCACGTTTGGTTTGTATCCCATAATATAAATCTGTGTGCCATCTGACTTCAGAGATATACCTCTTGACAAAGAACCATCATGTACAGTGCTGAAGGTTTGAACGTGAGAAGATGTTGATATATCCCAAGCTGTACTTAGGCTGTATTCGCCAACTTCAGATGGAGATTGGAAGATTACATACATCCTTGTGCCGTCTGACTTAAATGCTACACCGGACGGTGCGCTCCCTTCGCTGCTTAAACTAAGACCTTGTACATAAGAACCTGTAGAAACATCCCAAGATGTACTTAGGTTGTATTCAACAATTTTCGTTGCTGAAGAATCTGCTATGTACACCTTGTTACCGTCTGATTTAAAGGCCAAGCCAGTCGGATACGTCGCATTCTGCCTTACATCTAGTAAAGAATTAGCAGGCACATCCCAAGAAGCTGTAGAAAGATCCCAAGCGGTACTCAAAGTGTAAGAATAAACAACGTCCGTGGAAATTCCAACGATAAACATAGTGGTGCCGTCTGGCTTGAATGTAACACCTTTTGGGGTTGGATCCTGTAAACTCACACTAAAGTTCTGAACATAAGAAGCCGTAGATATGTTCCAAGCTGTGCTTAAATTGTATTCAAAGACGGCATCATTAGACGAGCCTATAAAGTACATCTTAGTGCCGTCTGCCTTAAAACTAAGCCCCTCTGGGGCATTATCTCTGCTGGCTACCGATAAATAATCTCCTGATGCTGATGGCGCATCCCAAGAGGCTGTAGAAACGTCCCAAGCGGTACTCAGACTGTATTGAAATACAGATGAAGAACCACAAATGTACATTTCAGTGCCATCTGACTTAAAACTTACCCCGGTTGGTCCGGTAGTCTGGTTAGACACACTAAAGTCCTGAACATAGGAAGCTGAAGTAACATCCCAAGCTGTACTCAGGCTGTATTCATTAACGGCTTGATTATTAGCCGAGCCTAC